CCTCGAGCAGTTGAGGGAGGCCGCCGCTGCCGCCGCCGTGCTTGGACAGATGGAAGCCGTCTGCCGTTTCCTTCTAGAGATCCTTTATCCTGCCGGAGTCGGTGAAGGCGTTGACGATCTGCTGGCTGCCGAATCCGATGAAATAGACAGCCTTCGCGAGTTCCCGAATCTCGGGATTCTGCGAGGTCTCCTTGATTCGCGCGGCGATGCTGGTTCCGCAGGCGATGTTTCCTCTCGCCTCTTCGAGTGCCTGTCGCTGTGTGAGCATGATTCTTCTCCTAACTGTTCGGCCCGCACGTCGGAAATGCGGGATGACACCGATTTTAGGAGAGGGCCGGGCGGTCCTCCTAACGCCGCCCGGCATCACACACGCAAAGGAGGCGCGTGATGGTCTTGCAGAACGAGCTCAAGGATGCGAGCCGTATCCCGTTGAAGGACAGGCTCGCATGGACCATCCCGCAGGCCGCGAGCCTGTACGGAATCGACTACGACGGCCTCCGACAGGCTGTCAACCAGGGCGACATAGACACGTTCCGCCCGCCAAGCAAACGAGGAACGCCTTCCCGCCGTCACATCAGACGCGAGGAAATGGACCGATACGTCAAATCGTTGGAGGAGTAAGCATGAACGACATTCGCAAGGCGTGCGTGAGGGCCGTGTTCGACGAATTCGACGACCATGGCGACGTTATCAGACCGGCTGTCGGCGAGGAATGGGACGGGGTCGACGCATACCGTCCGCTCGGCCACATCGTCGGCTACATCGACCTCGACGTGGCCGGCCTCGTGGACCTCATCATCGACACGATCAACAAGGAGCTGTGACATGACCGAGTCCAGCGATTTCAGGATCCGCAACAGGCAGATCGAGAAGGAATACCACCACAGGCGGCTCGTGCTGCTGTGCGCGTGCTCCCTGGTCGTGGGCGTCGGACTGGCGCTGGCGCTCACGTGGAGGCCGGAGTGGAGCGAATGGCTGAAACTGGCCGTGATCGTGCTGCTCCCATTGGCCGCCGGCGTCGCGGGAGGCATGCTCGCCGGCGACCTGTAGGGGCTTCCGACAAGGCGGCGACGGGGCAGGTCGCCGACACCGAAATCAAGCATGGCCATGCGCGGGGATTCCTTCTTCTGCCTGACTCACACCCCGCGTATGGCCGCCCGCCGTGAATGGTCCAGCCGTCCGCGTTCAGGTCGCGGAACGGCAGTCTGGTTCGAATCCGGGCCACGGCACGAAAACGCAACAGAATCCGAAAGGAAGTGGATCGATGGCCAATTACAGCTATGAGACGCTGCAGCGGATGAGCTCCTACCCATGGGAGGGGCTCAAGCCCGGCCAGCGCAAGTCCGTACGCAGCTGGAACAGGAAGGAGGGCGTGTCCGAACCGGACATGCTCGAGGCGGAACGCCTGCTGGAGACGAATCCGAACATGAGCATGGACGAGGCGTTGGGAAAGGTCACGAGCCCGGCATACAAGGCCGCCAGCGCGGACACGAAGGAACGCATCGCCGAACTCCGCAAGGCAGCGACGCCGGAATCTGAACCCGCCAAGCCGGCCAAGCAGGCCAAGCCGGAAACGAAGCCGAAGCGGGACGTGGCGGAACTGGTCGGCGAGGCGTTGAACCCGAAGCCCGCGGACGGTGTGACGGGGCCGGATTGGCAGTGGCTCGACCAACTGCCGGTCGACCATGCGCCCGTGTCCTCGCAGGGCGTCTACATTGCGCTGGCTACGGCGATGCGCGTCAATCCCGGCATGTGGACGAGGATGCGCGCATACGTGCGCTCCGACCGGAAGCGTGGCCGTCAGGCGGCGCGTGCGTTGGCGAACCGCGTGAACTCCGGAGATATCCCGTCGATGCGTCCGAAGGGCTCCTTCGAGGGCGCGTACCGCACCTTGGAGGATGGCTCCTCGGTCTGCTTCGCACGCTACGTGGGAGAGGAGTGACATGGCAGGCGAGACCGTCATCATCACGATCGTCGGCAATCTGACCGCCGATCCGGAGATCCGCACGACTTCCACGGGCGCGCAGGTCGCGTCGTTCACGATCGCCAGCACGCCGAGGGTGTTCGACCGCCAGTCGAACCAGTACGTGGACGGGCAGGCCCTGTTCATGCGCTGCAGCGCGTGGCGCGATCTGGCCGAGCATTGCGCCCGCTCCCTCGCG